ACATTATATTTTAATTAATGATTGTCTTTAATTAAAACATAATTAACATTATATTTTAATTAATGATTGTCTTTAATTAAAACATAATTAACATTATATTTTAATTAATGTTTGTCTTTAATTAAAACATAATTAACATTATATTTTAATTAATGTCCAATATTGCAAGAATATTATATAATGATATTAAATTAATAGATAATTATAATATAGATGAATTAATAAAATATAATAATAATAGTTTAAATTCAATATTAATAAGATATTTTATTGACGATAATGATATAATAGAATATATTATTAATCATAATAATTTAATGAGGAGAGATTATTTAACATTAATAAAACATTATTATGATAATTTATATGATAAATCATTAGAATTATTTAATAAACATATTATAAAAGATATTAAAAATACAGATTTAGATTTTATATTAGATAATAAATTATATAAATTTATCCCACAATTAATAGGATTATATTTAGAAACACAACATAATAATAATTTACTATTAGATAATAAATTATTAAAATATTATAAATTGGAAGATGAAAGTATTAATTTATTATTAGATAATATAAATAATAAATTATCTTCAAATATATTAAAAAAATTAAATAATTTTTGGGATAAAAATCATATGAATTTTGATAATATAATAGATGGTGGTAATGTAATATATCATAATAAAGGAAAATATGATTTAAATAATATTGATAAAGTCTTAAATAATTCATTAGTTATTATACATAAATCTCATAATTATAATAAATCATTATGTTATAAAACTGATTATAATTATAATGATGATATTTTTATATTATGGTTTTTCTTAAAATCAAAATGTTTATATCATATAATAACTAATGATAAGTATAAAGATCATATTTATAAGTATAATATAACTAATGATATTTATTCACATTTATGTAGCAAAACTGTAAATTATGATTTAGATAATTCCCATATTAAACATAATCATTCAAGATGTATTAAACATAATCATTCAAGATGTATTCAAAATATAGATAATACATATTTTATTCCTAGTATAAATAATTCTTTTGAGGTAGTTGAATGTAATATATAAAATAAATAATAATTAAAAAAACAAATATATATAATAGGTAATTATTATTATTATTATTATTATCAAATGATTCAATATTAACTAAATAACTATATTTTAACATACCATCATCATAAGAATTTAATTTATAATCTAATATTGATCCATAAAAAGATTTCATCCATGTTAATAATTTAGGATTAGTATTATAATGATTAAATCTAATATTATCTGAAGATTCATATTTTATATTATGTTTAACAATAATTTCATGTATATTATTTATATTAATAAAGTCTTCATTTTTAACAATATTTTTAGGAGCCCATTCAAAACCAATATTTTTATCAATACAATTAGTATCTTGAGTTATAAATTTTTGATTAGATAGGAATCTATCAATAAATTTTTTTTGACATATTTTAATACAAGATATATTATTATTTAATTCTTTAAGATAATTAGGTAAATATAAATATCTAGAATATATAAATTCATCTAAATCTAAAAAACAAGTCCATACACTATCATTTCCATAATTTTTTATAAAATCTAATATACTTTCATTTTGACCATATATAACATTACCTTTATCATCTAAAGGTTGCCATTTAATATGTGTAATATAGGAACTATATCTTTGTTTAATATCTTCAAATTGTTTAATATCATTATTATTATTGTCAGTATTTATTTTAAATCCATATTTATTAGTTTCTTTGGTTCCATCACCTCCTGTAGATTTATCATTATCATATAAATAAAAATGTTCAACACCTATAATATTTATATAATAAATTAAAAATTCTTCTAACCATTTAATATTTTCATTTAAAATAAATACAGTATGAAATGTTAAAAAATATTTATTTCCCATTACATATACTCATATTTTTTTAATATTTTTTAGAAACCTTTTTTTTAGATGGTTTTTTCTTTGATACTTTTTTTTTAGATGCCTTTTTCTTTGATACTTTTTTAGAAGCTTTTTTAGAAGCTTTTTTTGTGGTTTTCTTTTTACCACCTGCTAAATCTTCACTTAATAAAGCATCTTCTATTCCTTTATATTTTCCTCTATTATTATCATTTTCAATATAATTTTTAGCAAAATCTAAATCTTTATTAGATTTTAACATTTTATTTAATTCTTTAATATCAATTTCTTTATTTGTTTCTTTTTCATCTTTTTTTTCTGTAATGCTAAAAGAATCTTTAGAAGTTTCTTTAACTTTAATTTTATAAAATTTTTCGCCTTCTTTTTTAAGAAAGGAAAATTCTAAACCTTTTTCACCATCAATTATATGTTTTTTATAATTATGTTTTTTATCATTTAAATTGTATGAAATATTATGTTCAAATATGTAAGGCATTAATATAGTAGAGAAAAAAAGTTTAAAAGTTTTTTAATTTATTTTCAAAAATTGTAGATAAATTAATAATAGGTCTTTTAGATAAAACAAAATTCTTAGCAAAATAATAAGGCATATTTTTATATTTCATTAAATAATATATAACAACACAAGCTGACCTAGAAGCTCCCATAAAACAATGAATTAAAATTTTATCATTGTTAAGTAAATGTTTATGAATAAGTTCACTAGTAGTATATAATATATTAGTTATATCATCTTCATTATTATCTAAAATAGGAAAATTATAATATGTAATAAAAGGATTTTTATTATGAAAATTATCAATAGTTGGTGTTATATTAAAAATAACATTAATATGTTTCTTATTAATTTCAGAATATGAATATGCATTAAAACTTGAACCTAGGTATAATGAAGGAATAATTTCTGTAGATTCAGAAAAAAAATAATAATATTGTTTATAATAAGGTATTATTTTATCTGACCTTAATATTTTTTTATCAAAATCATTTAATAATATTTTCTTTCCAAAAATTTTAATAATACCTGTGATATATTCCATATAATATATAATATAAAAAAATGTTTATATAATCTTATTAAATAAACTAATTATTATATAAAAAAATGTTAATATATAATATTATATGGACTCAGAATTAGAAGAATTAGAAGAAATTGAATATATCTATACACCTGAAACATTATTAAGGTCTTGTAGTCATGATAATAATTATGATGATATGGTTATACAAAAAACTACTAATAATAAATCTAAAAAGAAAATTGCAAAAGTTAATTTTTTTGTTAATACTAATACTACAGTTAGTGTAAGAAAATTTAATCCAAGATTACCACCATATAAATTAATTAATAAATAAATAAAAATATTTATAATAAATAAAATATTTAAACACATAAATATTTTATTTATAATATGAATCCATTTGAGGAAGAAAATAATAATAATAATAATAATTTAAAAAAGGGAATTAATATTGAAATTTGGTTAGAAACATATGGTAGGAAAAAGAATACTTATATATCAGGTTGGTTATTGTCTAATGATGAATTAAAAGAACATATTAAAATTATTAAAAAAAAGAATGGTTGTAATGGAACAATTAAAAAATATATTAAAGATGATAATGAAATTGAAGTTGTTTTATTACAAGGAGACCATATTAAATATATTACAAAATATTTAAATGACTTGGATATTTCATTAGAAAATATCTATATAAGAGGTTAATTATTTATGAAAATATGATATCACCAATATTAGAATTATATAAAGGTAAATTATATTTAAAATTTTCAAGTTTTTTTATTAAAGATTGTGTTGATAATTTTGGAACAAATATATTTTCCCTAAAAAAATCATTAACTAGAACATTAACAAACTTATTATCATCATGGATATTTTATTTATATACTACTTATGATTATAGTGGAGATTATTCCCTACCTAATAATTATAATAATACAGAATCATTAAGAACTACATTAATTGATTTATGTAAATATGACATTAAAATATCAGATATAGATGATAAAATTAATAAAATTATAAATAATTTAATTAATAATTATAAGAAAATGTTAGATATTTTAAATGAATATGAAATATCTGATATTTATAATAAATCTATAGATAATTATGAAATTATAAAAAAAAATATAATAATAAAAAAAGGAGATGCTAATTTATATTTTATAAAGTATTATATAAAAATTCCATATTTTATAAATAATATTAAATTAAAGAAAATATTAAATAATATTATTATTCCTACTAAAGTTTATGAAAAAATGGTTAATAATTATACAAATAATGATAATAATATAGATAAATATATATGGAGTTTAATATTTAGATATCAGATATTGGGTTCTAATAATAATCAATTATCAATATTACCTAATATTATAAATAAAATGCAAAAAGATTATAGATTAAAATTTGAATGTTTTGCATCAGGTATTAATTTTACATGTAATAATTATTGTTCTATATATTATGATATTGAGAAATATTTTGGTTCTTTAGGAAATTTTTTTAATTTTAATTTTAATGATGGTGTTTATTTATGTAACCCCCCATTTCAAAAAGAAGTTATAACATTAGCAATAAATAAAATATTAGGATTATTAGAAGATGATAAACAATTAACATTTATTATAACTATTCCTATATGGGATATTAATGGAAAAACATTAATGAAAAATAAATATAATAATTTGTTATCTTACCAAAATATTGATTATGGTGAATTTGATATTATAAATAAAATCAAACAATCTAAATATTTAAAACATTTAAGTATGATACCTAAAGAAAATTTTACTTATGTTGATCATAATTTTGAATTATATAAAAATAAAACAATTCAAAATACATATATAATTATATTATCAAATACATTATTTGATGATAACTTATTAAAATTTTATAATTATAATTAAATATAGTATATAATAATATATGATAATTTATATATTATTATTTATTTTTCTTTATTTATTTTATTTATTAAATAGAACATATGAAAATATGACTAATAATTACGATATATTACATTTAGTATTATATTCCGATGATGATTATTATCATAAAATGTATGAACTAACAAGAGAATATTATAAAAAATTTAATAATGTTAAAACTATATATTACAAATTTTCACCCTATATTGACGATGATTACAAATTAGAAAATGATATATTATTAATAAAAGGAAAAGAATCTTATGTATCAGGTGTTTTAGATAAAACAATTAAAGCATTCAAATATTTTAGTCATGATAATTTTAATTATTTAGTTAGAAGTAATATTAGTAGTATTATAAATTTTGATTTAATTAATTTTGATAATGTATCATATGGTGGAGGATGGTTATTAACAGTGCAACATTATGACCCTCCTTCTGGATTATATGATGAAAGATATTGGGGAACACAATATTTCCAAGGAACTTTTATTGTATTTAATAAAAAATTATTATTAGATATATTACATAATATTCATTTTATACAAATGGATTTAATTGATGATGTAGCTTTTGGTGTATTCATAAACTCACATTATAGTAATATATCACCTAAAACAATCCCTGGTTTTGTTTTAGTAAATAATGTTAATGATTTAATTTTTAATACTACCACTTGTTATAGAAATAAAAATAATAATAGATATAATGATGTTAATAATATGAAGTTTATTATTAATGCCATAAAATAAATAATTATTATATAAATAATAATATATGATAATTTATATATTATTATTTATTTTTCTTTATTTATTTTATAAATATAATAAAACTTTTGAAAATATGACTAATAATTATGATATATTACATTTAGTATTATATTCAGATAAAGATTATTATAATAAAATGTATGAAATAACAAGGAAATATTATAAAAAATTTAATAATATTAAAACTATATATTACAAATTTTCATCATCAATAGAGGATGATTATAAATTAGAAGATGATATATTATTAATAAAAGGAAATGAAACCTTTGTTCCTGGTATATTAGATAAAACAATAAAAGCCTTTCAATATTTTGCTAATGAAAAGTTTAATTATTTAGTTAGAAGTAATATTAGTAGTATTATAAATTTTGATTTAATTAATTTTGATAATGTATCATATGGTGGAGGAGTTTTAGTTACATTACAACATTACGACCCTCCTTCAGGAATATATGATGAAAGATATTGGGGGACACAATATTTCCAAGGAACCTTTATTATATTTTCTAAAAAATTATTATTAAATATATTACATAATATTCATTTTATGCATATGGATATAGTTGATGATGTCGCATTTGGTATATTAATAAACTCACATTATAGTCATATATCACCTAAAACAATCCCTGGTTATATAGAAGTTAATATTAATGACTTAAATTTTAATACTACTACTTGTTATAGAAATAAAAGTATTAATAGATATGATGATATTAAAAATATGGCTGCTATAATAGCAGCTATTAAATGAGTTTAATTTATATTATTAATATAATAATATTTTAATGAATATATTATTATATGGTCATAAAGGTTGGATCGGTGGATATGTGAAACAATATTTAGATAAATGTAATATTTCATATTATGAATCAAAATTTAGAGTTGATGATGAAAAAAATATCTCAAATGAAATATTAACAATAAATCCTACACATTTATTATGTTTAATTGGTAGAACACATGGCGTTATTGATGATAAAGTATATACTACTATTGATTATTTGGAACAACCTGATAAATTACATGAAAATATTAGAGATAATTTATATTCACCATTAACATTAGCAATATTAGCTCATAAACATAATAAACATTTAACATATTTAGGAACAGGATGTATATTTAATTATGATGATAATCATGTATTAGATAATAATGGTTTTAATGAGAATGATATTCCTAATTTTTTTGGTTCATCATATTCAATAGTTAAAGGTTTTACTGATAGATTAATGCATTTATTTGATAATAATGTATTAAATTTAAGAATAAGAATGCCAATAACAGATGATTTATCCTCAAGAAATTTCATAACAAAAATATTAAATTATAAAAAAATTTGTTCAATACCAAATTCAATGTCAGTATTACCTGATTTAATACCTATAATGATAGAAATGATGATTAATAATGAGTTAGGAACATTTAATTTTACAAATCCAGGATTAATATCACATAATGAAATATTAGAATTATATAACTTATATAAAGATAATAATTATACTTGGGAAAATTTTACAATTGAAGAACAAAATTTAATTTTAGATTCTAAACGTTCAAATAACTATTTAGATACTACCAAATTAGAAAATAAATATAATATTACTCATATTAAAGATAGTATTAAAAATATAATATCTAAATTATAAATATAATGAAAAACATTTTAATAACAGGTGGTTGTGGATTTATTGGTTCAAATTTTATTAATTATATGGTAAGTAAATATAATAATTTAAATTTCATTAATATTGATGCATTATATTATTGTGCATCATTATATAATATTAAAGTAAGTAATTATAATAATTATGAATTTATAAAAGGTAATATTAATGATTATAATTTATTAGTATATATATTAAAAAGTAAAAATATAGATACTATTATCAATTTTGCTGCACAATCTCATGTAGATAATTCTTTTTTAGAATCATTAAAATATACTGAAGATAATATTAAAGGAACTCATACACTATTAGAAGCTATTAAAAATACTAATATAGATATTAAATTTATTCATATTAGTACTGATGAAGTATATGGTGAAACAGAATCCATAAAAAAAATAGAAAATGATAAATTATCACCAACTAATCCATATGCTGCATCTAAAGCTGCCGCAGAAATGATAATAAATTCATATATTAATTCATTTAATATTAATATAATAATAACAAGAAGTAATAATGTATATGGTCCTAATCAATATCCAGAAAAATTAATCCCAAAATTTATTAAATTATTATTAGAAAATCAAAAATGCACAATTCATGGTAATGGCAGTTCATTAAGAAGTTTTATTCATGTTGATGATTTAGTATTAGCTTTAGAATGTATAATGTTAAAAGGTATAATTGGAGAAATTTATAATATAAGTGCTGACGATAATAATGAATTATCAGTATTAGATGTTGCTAAATTATTAATCAAATTAATAAAAAATACTGATAATTATAATGAATATATAACATTTGTTGAAGATAGACCATTTAATGATAAAAGATATTATATATCTAATAATAAATTATTAAAATTAGGTTGGGAACCTAAAATAACATTTATAGATGGTATAAAAAAACTTTTATAAATAATTATTTTTTATAAATTATTTAAAAATAATTACTTAATATTATTAATGTCATACCCAATATTGAATAATAAATGGGAACGAAAACCACGTCAAGATAATCCTAAATTTAAAGATATAAAGAAAAAAGATTTATTTTTATGTCATAAATGTAAAGGTTGGTGGTCATGGTTTATTTATGATAAAGGAAAAATATTAGCATTAAACGATAATAATTCTGATAATACATATGATTATATGAATGATGATGAAGATAGAAAAGGACAAAGATGGGCATGTAATTATTGTATAGATAAATTATTATTTGATAATAATATGATTACAATTACAAATATAGATGGTAAAATTATTTCAAATATATCTTTTCATCCAATACTTAAATTAAATTAATAATAATAACTAAAAAAATTAAATTTTAAGTCTGTTTCTATTAATTTTTTAAATGATTATTAATATGACTTAGATATCTTGTTAGCTTTTTATATTCTTCAAAACTTTTCATGACTTGATTGTATATTAGCTTTTCTCCAAAAAATTATATTGATTGCTATCAAAAAATAAGAATAAATCATAATTTAAATTTAATTTTCAATTTTGTTAATTGTTCAAATGCAAATATATTGTGAAATTTATGGTTAGGTGTATAGACACGGCTAAAACATGATATATATAACTTCATCCGGAATATTATTAGTTATATAATTACTATCATTTTCACAAAAAGTTAGAATTTATATATATAGCTTTATACAATGATTGTTATAATAAATAAAAGATGAAAATATATATATATATATATATAAAATAATTTTTATATATATATATTATAAATGCTTACACTAAATATTATAGATAATTCTGTATTATTTGAAGATAGAATAGAAAAATATTTTTTATTTTTAACATATTGTAAAAAATATAATTTTAATTTTTTATATAATAAAACTAACAATGTGGATAATTATTGTTTATCAAATATTGATATAACAAATATTCACACAACATTTATTAATTTAAATAATAATGATACGTGTATTACATTAATAATTAATAAGTATTATTCAAATATAATATATTTTTATTTATCTTTTGAAGATATTATAAAAGAAATTTATAATTTTAATTATGATAATAATTTATTTATTAGAAATATAATATTTAATTATAAATATGTTTGTATTCATATATTTACTGATAATATTATAACTAATACTATTAATTACTTATCTATTAATTATTTTAAAGAAAAATATGATTTATTAGAAGATTATTATAAATCATTAAAATTAGTAATTATTACCAATAATGATATTAATAAACAGTTTGAAAATTATATTTTAATAAATGATGATAATGATATAGATAATTTTAATATTATGATAAATTCGGCATATTTAATAATTTCAAATAAAAAAATAGATTATTATGCAAAATTATTAAATAAAAATTATACAAATAAATTAAAAGTAATTCTAAATATGACTGTATAAAAAAATATCTTATTTAATTTAAAATGTATAGAGATATATATTATTTAAAATTTTTTTTATAAAAATTATATTTTAAATTTTCATAATTTTATATAATAAAATATCTCTCTCTCTAAAAATATAAATTGAATAAAGTAATTTTTTTAGTTAATTTTTATCAACACGTAATAACTAAAATTATAAAAATTGGTTAAAAATAACTAAAAAAGTTAAATTTTAGTTATTATGCTTTAATAATATTGAACATGTTTTAATTTTATATATATGATATTTATACAGAACATATTATTAAAGCATAATAACTAAAATTATGGAAAATTAGTTAAATTAACTAAAATATGTAAATTTTAGTTATTACTCTTTAATAATATTTAACTAAAAAATTTACATTATTCAATTTAAAATGTAGAGAGAGAGATATTATTTAAAATTTTTTTTATAAAAAAATTATTTTAAATTTTCATAATATTATATAATAAAATATCTCTCTCTCTAAAAATATAAATTGAATAAGGTAAAATTTTTAGTTAAATATTATCAACACATAATAACTAAAATTATAAAAATTGGTTAAAAATAACTAAAAAAGTTAAATTTTAGTTATTATGCTTTAATAATTATATATAAACAAATATTATTAGATATCATTAAATGATATATAAATGTGAAAAATGTAATAAAATATTTACACAAAAAAGTCATTATACAAATCATATAAATAGAAAATATCCATGTAAAAGTGCTAATAATAATATTCTTCAAAAATTAATACAAAAAGTTGAGGAGCAAGATAAAATTATAACTGAATTAAAAAATAATACTAAAATAAATAATACTATAAATAATAATACTATAAATAATAATTATGTTAACATATCCATAAATATAAATCCATTTAAAAATGAAGATTTATCTCATCTAAAATTAAGTGATTTTAAAAAAATAATTGATTGCGGATATCAATGTGTTTTAAGTTATTTAGACAATGTGCATTTTAACAAAGATAAACCGGAAAATCATAATTTATTATTAACTAATTTAAGGTCAAATATTATAAAAGTATTAAATGATAATAATAAATGGGAAGCAACTGATTTACAAGAAGTTATAGATTATTTAATTGATAAAAGCACTGATATTATAAATGATAAATATAATGAAATAAAAGAAAAAAGTAATTATAATAGTAAAGGATTTGATAAATATTATTATAAATATGAAAATGAACCAGATAAATGTTTTAAACAACTTACTAAAGATATCAAAACAAAAATTTATAATAATAGAGATATGATAAAAAAAACTAAAAATAGCACTTAAAAAATTATGCATAAATTAAATTTTATATAAAAAACTACAAAATAGTATTTAAAAATTTATAAATATATATTCAATATGGTTCAATCATATATAATAACTAATATAATATGGTCTAAACAGTATGATAAAAGATTTAATTTAATTTTAGAAATTAATCATGAATATAAATTTTATGGATTTTTAAATGTTATACCAAAGATAAATGATACTATTACATGTATTACAAAAACAAAAAAATCCAAATATAATGAAGAATGTTATGATTTTGAAAAAGGAAAAGTATATCTACCTATAAATGAATCACATCAAAAAATTAGATTATTAGAAATATGTGATGGATTTAATTATGATAATATATTTTCAAAATTTGAATATGGGAAAACTTTTTGGATAGATATTTATAAATATTATATTAGTATACAAGATACAGAAGATATGGATAGTAATATATACAATATTATCAAAACAGTTTTTAATCATATTAAATTATATATAGAATCATTAATAAGACCATTTCAAGATTTACTAAAATCTCATAATATTAAATTATATATAAAACAATGTTTATTTTTATATTCACATCCAAAATTTGGAATTGAAATTAAATCATGGAATCCTAATGATTTATTTATATTATTACATCAAAAAGGTTTCTCAGGAGAAACTTTATTAATGATAGCTAGAGGATTAAAATTATCTTCATCAATTATTATGAAATATATTATTTATATTATTTTACATAGTGATAAAAATAATTGTTATATTAAATTTACATATTCAGAATGGATACATAAAATTCAAGATTATACTAATGATATAAATGAAATGACTAAAGATAAATTTATAAATATTATAAATGAAATGGAACGTGATAAATTTATAATTTCAATTAATCAAAAATTATTATATGGCTATGGAAATTATAATACAGAAATGAATATTGCTAAAAAATTAAAATATATTGATACTAATAAATATAATTTATTAAAATATTTAAATATTAAAATATCTAGTGTTAAAAAATATTTAGATGAATTGATAGTAGGTAAAAATAATGAGTATTTAGATACTGAACAGAAAGATGCTATTTTACAAATATTTGATAATAATGTTAATATAGTATGTGGTAGAGCTGGCACAGGAAAAAGTAGTGTTATAGGAAGTTTAATAACATGTATAAATGAAGTTTCATCAAAATATTATAAATTAGAAGTAATATTACTAACACCTACAGCAAAAGCAAAGAATAGATTAATTGAAATTATGGAAAAATCTGAAATTGAAGAACTTGATATTTATACTATACAACATTTTATTATAAATAAATTATTGCATAAAAATTTAGATAATACTTTATTTATTATAGATGAATGTAGTATGATATCTAATGATTTAATGGAGAGTTTTTTAGAAATTATTTATAAATATAGTATAATTGTTATATTTATTGGCGATTATAGACAACTTCCATCTATAGATACCGGATGTGTATTTTATAAAATGATTGAATCTAAATGTATTTCTTATATTGAATTAACACAAACTTATAGATATAATGATTCTAAAGGATTATTAAATGTTGTTGATAAAATATTAAATAAAAAAGAAATATTGGAAAATGACCAATGCGATACAGTTAATTGGATTATACCAAAAAATATTAAAGATGATTTATTAATAACTTCATCAGTTAATAATTATGATATTATAATAACACCAACAAATAAAGATATTATAAAATATACTAATATTATTAGAGATATTAAAAATACTCATACTCAAGAATATATTTATAAACATGAAAAAGATGGAAAAATTATTTTTAGAATAAATGATCCAGTTATATATACAAAAAATTATAATGATAAAGGTTTATATAATGGTATGACAGGAAAAGTTCATAACATATATCAAGATGATGAGGATACTATAATAACTATAATAGATGATAAAGGAATTATGTTTGATTTTAATTCACATGAAGAATATATAAAAGATTTAATGCCAGCATATATAATAACAATACATAAATCACAAGGTTCTGAATATGATAATGTATTAGTATTATTAACTAGTAAAAGTATGATAGATAAAAATTTATTATATACAGCTATAACAAGAGCAAAAAAGAAAATTGGTATTATAAGTGATAAAGATATATTGGAATATGGTATAAATAAAGAAATAAAAAGGAAATCTTTATTAGAACATATGATAAATTATTATTATAGTAATTGTAATATTGATTTTAATGATTATTATTGTAATATATAAAAAATTTTAATTGTATATAATATAAAAATATATTATATTAATTATAATAATGATAAATGAATCTAAAAAAGAATATTATTGTAATTTTTGTAATTATAATACAATAAATATATCAGATTGGATTAAACATAATAATACAAAAAAACATCAAAGAAATGGATTACCCATAATACATAATTGTAGTATATGTGAATATAAATCAAGAACACTATTTAATTATAAATTACATATGTTATCACAACATTCAACTAAAGAAGAAAGAATGAAACAAAAATATTATTGTCATATATGTGATATAGTATTATTCTGTAATACTTATATGTTAAAACATTTAAATGGTAAATTTCATAAAAATAAAGAAATGGCGCAAAAATATCAACTTGAAATTATTAATAATTTTAATTTATTAAATAATGTTATATCTTAATATTTATAGCAAATTTTAAAAAAAATAAAAAAATTAGATGATATATCAACTAAATTTTTTATAAGGGATAGTCCTTATTGTCTATACCAACAGAAAAATTACAAAATATATAAATAATTTTTAGATGATAAAAATATATAATTATTTTTATTTAAAAATATATAGTAATTTTTATTTAAAAATATATAATTAATATTAATGGGATTTTATTTAGATATATGGAATAATATATTAGAATTAAATTCTAATAAAATTTTTATAGTCTTTGATACAAATGGAGACATTTGGTTCAAATTAAAAGATTTATTCAAAACATTAGGTTATACATCTCTATTAAAAATACATAGATTTAAAATACCAATAGAATATATAAGTTATTATGAAGATATAAACAAAACAAACATAATATCGCAATTAAATATTTCAAATCTTCAACCTAATACAAAAATGATAAATGAATTTGGATTTAATTATGTATTAACAAAAAGTAATAAACCATTAGCAAAAGAATTTATTATTAAATATATAAATGATATAATGATTAAAATAAGAAAAACAGGTAAATATATTTCTTCAAAAGAAGAATTACTAAAAATAAAAAAAATTAATGAAAAATTAAAAAAAATTGAAAGTGAAAATAATATATTATTACAAAATCAATCTAATATATCTTATCCAGAAGGTAAACATATTTATATTATAAAACAAGAATATAATAATAAAAAATTTTATAAAGTCGGATATACTAAAAATCTAAATAGCCGTATTAAAATATATAATACAGGCAATATAAATAAAATAAGATTTAATTATATAATACCAATAATAGATAAATATATAGATAAATGTATTAAAAATATAATGAGGAATCATTCATGGATAAGAAATAAAGAATATTATAAAATAAGTCTAAAAAAAGCTTTATTATTTATTAAAGAATGTGATGATAGTATAAATACTATTTTATGTGGAAAATGTTTATTTAATTCTACTATAAATAATATATTATTACATAAATGTAAAATATAAAATATAAATTATAATAATGAATTATAAAGATGATTTTTATCATTATATTAATCAAGCTTGGCTATTAAATAATAATATACCAGATGATGATTCAAGATGGAGTATTTTTAAAGAATTAGAATTAGATATTAATAAAAAATTAAAAGCCATATTAGAATCTACAGATATAGATAATAGATTACTTATTATTTATAAACAATACAATAATGATAGATTTAATACAAAACATAAACATATTATTGATAAGATTATAGATATTATATATAATTCTCCAAATTATGAAATTTTATTTGATTTTATGTTCAAATTAAGTTTATTTTTAAATATTTCATTACCAATAAATGTTTCAATAAGTTCTAATATGAAGAATTCAGATATATTAATTCCACATGTAATAACTAATGGTTTAGGATTACCTGATAGAGATTATTATTTTTTATCAGATAAAAAAGAAACTATAGAAAAATATATTAAATTTATAAATAATTATTTAAGATTATATGGTATTAATACTGATATAAATTATATTTATTATATTGAAGTATTATTAGCAGATAAAACATTAACTTCGGTAGAAATGAGAAATTATGAATCATTACATAATATTTTTAAGTATAAAGATTTTATTTTAAAATATCCTAATTTGAAATATTTAAATGCTGTATTTAGATATAGCACTCCAGATATAATTAATATAACTAATATAAAATATGTTGAATTTTTAAATGATATAATACCTAAAATTAAATTAAAATATTGGAAAGATTATTTTGTTTTTAAAGTTTTATTACAATTTAATGATTGTATTAATTCATCTATGGAAGATTGTTATTTTGATTTTTATAATAAAACTTTGTTAGGAATAAAAAAACATAAACCTCTATGGGAAAAATCAATTAGTGTTATAGATAATTTATTAGGAGAATTATTAGGTAAAGAATATATTAAAAAACATTTTAATGATGATATTAAGAAAAAAGTTCATGAAATGATAAAATTAATTAAAAATGAAGTTGCAACAAGTATAAATACTAATGATTGGATGGAAGATATTACAAAATCTAAAGCTATTACAAAATTAAATAAAATGAATATTAAAATAGGATATCCTGATAAATATACTAAAGATTATAATGAATTAATTTTAAGTGATAAAGATTCATATTTAGAAAATCTTATAAAAATTTATTATTATGATTATCTTTATGAATTTAGTAAAATTTATAAAAATAAAGATATATATGAATGGAGTATGAGACCATATCGTATAAATGCTTATTATTCATTTGTATATAATGAAATAGTATTTCCTGCTGGTATTTTACAAAAACCATTTTTTTCATTAGACCAAGATATGTCTGAAAATTTTGGTGGTATTGGAACAGTTATTGGTCATGAAATTATTCATGGGTTTGATGACAATGGTTCTAAATTTGACTCTTCTGGTAATATAAATAATTGGTGGACTAAACAAGATTTAGATAAATATAATAAAAAATTAGAATTAGTTAAACAACAATATAATGAATATACAATATTAGGTAATAAATTAAATGGAGAGTTAACATTAGGTGAGAATGTATCAGATTTAGGTGGTGTAAATATGAGTGTCAAAGCTATGATTAAATATTTTAATTTATCGTCATCTAATGAATCAAAATTAAAATTATTTTTTATTAATTATGCTAATACTTGGAAAAGTAAAAGTAGAGAACAAGATAGTATTCAAAGATTATTAACTGACCCACACTCACCACCCTATATTAGAGTAAATAATGTTCTTAGAAATAATTCATATTTTTATAATGCATTTATTATAAGCCCTACTGATAAATTATATTTAGAACCTAATAAAAGAATTACTATTTGGTAAATACTTTTTTCTTACTAATCTTTTTGCATTTAGATCCTCCCCCTAGGGGGGAGGATCTAAATTTATATGTAATATAAACATATTATTATATATACTAATATTTATTATATATTCTAATATTATAAATAAACTAAATATAAATAATTTAATTATTTACACATTATAAAATCATTTAATCTATCTAAAATTCTATGTAAAAAAGATTTTTGTTTAATTGGTTGATATTCATATAAAAGAGAAGAAGAATATCTAAAACTTCTTCTTGGATAATATCCTCTTTTAATAATAATATTTAATTGAGGTTGAAGATATATTGGTTCAAATAAATCTTCTTCATAATCAAAATCTGTATTGGAGATAACAATAATTTCTGTATCTCCAAAGTGAACCTTGTTAGATTTCATGGTTGCACACACATTATTATATATATAAAATATGTATAATATATTTTTTTCAATTTTTATATATATGGGCTGTTGGGATATATATTGTTTTTTATGTGGAAATACATGTCATAGTGTATTAGATATAGAAGATGAATTTTTACAAAGTGTTGAACTTTATGAAAATAAAGAACGGAAACATAAGATTCCACCAAGATTTAAATCTTATTTTAAACCAATATATGATAAATATAAAAAAAATCCAGAATTATTTATTAGTAAATTAAATAATTTAGAAGAAAATATTAAATGGTTAAATAAATGCATTTTTTTAGCTGCTAATAATAAAATTATTCATGAATGTAAAGAAGTTTCATGTAATATTAGTTTTATAGATAAAAAAGGTAATACATATACACATGGAACAGATTATGAAAATTCTTATTCAAATATGTATGGTGTATTTATTCATACAGATTGTTGGAAATATATTAAAAATGAATATAATATAGAATTAACATATTCACATTTACCAATAATAAATAAAAATCTTGATAAAAAAGTTTTTAAATTTATAAATTATGGGATAATTGAAAAATTTAAAAACTTTTTTATTTTATTAGGATTGTATCAGATTCTAATGAAGAATTATGTAATACTCCATTAAAAAGTAATCTAGTTGCAAAAAATATAAAAAAAATAATATCAAAACTTAAAATTAAAAATGTTTCTGGACGTAAGGGTCCACTAGTTAGTGCAACTTTTTATAAAAATGGTTTATATAAAGTTGGAGTGAATGGTAATATATGGTTTATAAAAAATAATAAATGGAATGAAATAAAAGATACTATTAAAAATAATATAATAGGTGATAATAAAATAAATGAATATGAAATATTAACAATTAATTAAAAATTAATCATTTTTATTCATTATTCTTTTTAATGATATTCTTTCAACCATTGGTCTTGAATTATTAATTTCTTCCATAATTAATGTTGCTTTATTAGAATCACCTATAATTTCAGCTAATACTTTTTGAATAAATTCTTTCTTTAATGGAGATTGTGTTTTATTTACATTTCTTTTTAATTTCCCATCAGGTATATCTATAATATTTTCTTCAATAGATTGTAAATAATCTAATATATAATTTTCATGTTCTTTCTTATCACCATTTAATACCTTTAATTGTTTTTTAATATATTTAAGTTTATCATCTATTTCAATATATTTTTTGACTGTATTAACAAATTCTTTAGATACTTGTTTTTTAGATTCATTATTTTCTTCTGACATATATTAAATTATAGAATTTATTTTTTTTTATATCATTTATATATATTGTAATAAACTCCAAATTATTATTAAATTATTTAATAAGAATATATCTAAATTATATTATATGAATAATAAAGAAATATTTATTTTAATTAGTATAATATTACTATTTTTTTATTTAATAAATAATAGTTTATTAAAAGAAAAATTTAATAATATAGTTGTAAATAAAATTCCTAAAATTATTATACAAACATGGAAAAATACTAATATTCCTAACCAATATATAAATTTAGTTGAATCTGTTAAGAAATATAATCCAACTTATAAATATATATTATTTACTGATGATGATATTTTAAATTTTTTAAAGGAAAATTATCCTAACTATTATGAAACATATTTAAAATTACCAGTTTTTATTCAAAAAATAGATTTTTTTAGATATATTGCAATTTATCATTATGGTGGTTTTTATTTTGATTTAGATATGGAATGTTTTAAATCATTAGATCCATTATTAGAATATGATTCAGTATTTGGTGTTGATACACATTTTAATGATAATATTTGTTTAGATAAAAGATTTATGGATTTTTGTAAAGCAAAACATAATATTTTTTTAGGACAATATGCTTTTGGTGCTAAACAAAATGATGAATTTATTAAAATTTTAATTGATAATATTCATAATAATATTAATTATATTTTATTAGAATATAATAAATTAACTGATAAAAAGGATCAATTATATGTTTACACAACAACAGGACCAGATTATGTTTCAAAATTATATTATGAATATCCTAATAATAAGCAAATTAAAGTATTAGATTATCCAAAAGAACAATTTTTTGGAGAATATGCTGAACATAAATGGATGGGTACTTGGAAATGATATTTATAAATTAAAAAAAAATTTATAAATATTTTTAAACAACTTGATTGGAAAACAAACTTCACCAATCAACATCAATAATTTTTTCATCAAAATAATTTTTATAGTGATTATATTTTTCATATGAATCAAAAAAATATAATCCTTTTATACTCATAAAAAATTTAATATCATAATTGGGAGTATCATTTATTAAAAATTCAAATGTTGGTTCAGTCAAAGGCTTTGAATCAAGAACATAGATTTAATATATAATCTATAAAAAATATATTTAGTTATTATCATCAATATTTTTTTCTTTTAATTCTATTGATTTTAATAAATCAAATTTTTTAGAATCACAACAATTATACAATAATAATTTAATATCACTCATTTTATATGCTTTATAATTTTGATAAGATTTTTTATATTTATCAGTATAAGATTCTTCTTCATTATTTATAGCATCTAAAAATGATTGTAATCTTTTACAAGTGAAATCTCTTAATTTATTTTTATGTAAGTCAAAAGAATCTTCAATTTGCTCCTTATGATTATCAATTAAATCTTCAATAACTTGATTTTTTTTAACTGAAATAAATTTTTCACCATCAAATATATATGCTATATCATCTTTCATATTTGTTATATAAATATTATTATATTCTGGTAAATTTTTATTGAAATGTATTGTTTTAATAGACTCTTCTATACATTGATAAGGTTTATTTAATATATTTAAGATTGTTTTTTCATTTAAAATTTGTGAATGATTTATTATACCAAATTTAACATAAGTATTATTTATTATAGTGCCATTATTTATGTTTATATTACTTATTAATTGATTATTAATTTTTTGCAATTTTTTTGGATGAATTTTTGCTTGTTGTAATAATAATTCGTGTAATTTATTTTTTAATTCATCATTTTCTTGTTTTAATTTTATATTTATATCTTCTTTACATATTTTCTCATGCGCCCATCTATTTTGATAATTATTAAAATTTTTATTACATTTACGACAATTATATGTATTTTTAGTAATTGATTCAACTACATTATTATGTAAATGAAATTTTTTATTATGATTACATAAACTATTTTGTGATGCATAATATTTATTACAATGTTTACATTTATATTTTGTTATTTGGTGTTCCATAATTATCTAATTAAATTAATGCTTTATATAATTATTAAAATAACCATTATTAAATCATTATCATATATTATTAAATCATTATGTTATTTTTGTTTAGGTGTATTAATAAATTCACTTTTATTTATATATAATTAGTATGCTCTAATAAAGTGAAAAAGTTAAAAATTATATACCCAGAGAGAAGGAAATTATTTAAAATTTTTTAATTAATAAATTTTTTTGATTAATTAAAAAAAAAAATATATTATATAATTATTAAAATAACCATTATTAAATCATTATCATATATTATTAAATCATTATGTTATTTTTGTTTAGGTGTATTAATAAATTCACTTTTATTTATATATAATTAGTATGCTCTAATAAAG